TGGAGAGAAGTTTGAACATGAAGCTGGTAGGTTCTTCAATCAGAATTGGGCACCTGTTGACGAGAGTTATACAGGACAACAATACTGGTACATGTATGGTGCTAGGACAACAGACAGAAAGATTGGTAATCTATTGAATGAAAGAGAAAACTTCTTTCATAAACCACTAGTTAACTTAAATCATTTCTATGATGTAAATGATAGGGTTAATGTAAGTTCAATATTGTATTGGAGTGGTGGTTCAGGTGGTGGAACTGGAACTTATGGTAGTGTCAGTAGAGTGCCTGCTATTGAAGGTTCACCTTGGTATGCAAGTTCACCGTGGACTTGGGATTGGGATGCTGAAATAGCTCAGAACTCTGATAATGTAGATTCTGATTGGTCAGATACCGAAAATCGTTCCACAGGAATACTTCGTAATTCAATCAATAGGCAAAATACCTATGGTTTGATTTCCAAGTTAAACTATGATGTCAATGATGACTTAGAGGTTCAAGTTGGTATCGATTGGAGAACTGCTGGTATCGAACATGCTAGAGAGGTTCGTGACTTACTTGGTGGAGACTACTATGTAGACTTCGCTGATGACAATGCACCAGATGGTAAAAAAGTTGGGTTAGGTGATATTATTGCTTATCACAACAACACAACTGTTGATTGGTTTGGAGCATTCGTACAAGGTAAATACGACATACAGAAGTTCAACCTATATGGTATGGGTGGTGTATCTACAATTGGATATTCCTATGATGACCATTTTCAAGTCGATTTTGAAAAGGTAGAGGCACCAGCTATTACAACCTTTCAAGTAAAGGGTGGTGGTGTATTTAATCTTGATGACAGATTATCTGCTTTTGCTAATCTTGGGTATGTTCAGAAACCACCTATCTTGGACAATGTAATTGACTATGATGGTAATGTTGCTTCTAATCCTGATAATGAGAAGTTCACATCAATGGAAGTTGGTGGTTCTTACAGAAGTGGATTAGTTGCTATCAAAGGTAGTTACTACAACACACAATGGAAAGATAGAAACCTTACCAAATCTGTAACAACAGGACAAGGTGACTCAGGTGACACAGACATCATTTATTTAACTGGTGTAAATCAGAGTCATAGTGGTGTTGAGGTTGAGGCTAAAGTAGCTCTACACGAAATGGTAGAGGTTGACTTTGCTTTCAGTAAAGGTGATTGGTTCTTCGATGGAGACGCACAAGGTGATTACACAGAGATGGAATACAATGATGATAATCAAATCATCGGACAGACATCTACTGAATACCAATATGCATTAAACAACCTTAAAGTTGGAGATATGCCACAGACTGCTTATGTTGGTGGTTTGACATTGAAACCAATTAAAGGATTGAACATTCAAGGTTTGTTAAAAATCTATGATGACAATTATGCCGATTGGTCACCAGATTCTCGTGAGGTAGAAGGTGAAGCTGATAGGGCACAGGTTTGGAAAGCTCCTGGCTATTCTAAATTAGACCTACATCTATCTTACAAACTACCAGAGATTGCTGGTTTGGACTTGACTTTACACGGTCATGTCTTTAATGCTCTTGATGATGTTTATGTTCAAGATGCTACTGATAACAGTAGGTACAATGGGTATGGTGATAAACTTCACTTAGCTCATAATGCTGAAGTATTCTTGGGAACACCAAGATACTACAACTTAGGACTAACTGTTAATTTCTAAAATGGTAAATTTAGGGGGGATTTATTCCCCCCTTTTTTATCAAAATAAACCTTGACTTATGTTAGGTTTTAGTTGTATATTAAGGTATCGAAAATGGGGATTTTACAACCTATAATAATTGGAGTTAGTTATATATCAGAATATATATTACGATAGACGTTTAAACAAAATGCATGTTTGGGATGACAAGTTTGGTCACCAAACATTTCGCTATAAAAAATATGCTTACACTAAGAGTAAAGCTGGAACCTATGTTTCGTTGTATGGGGATAGATTAAAAAGAATTACTAAATGGGATAAAGACCAATCTAATTTATTTGAATCCGATGTTAATCCTGAAATCAGAGTTTTGGTAGATAACTACACAGATTCAGATGATGTTTCTACTGGACATCGCACAATGATATTTGATATTGAAGTGGAAGTTACTGAGGGTTTTCCAGACGTAAATAAAGCAGAAAACAGAGTAACTGCCATAGGGTTTAACGATTCAAGAACTGATGAATACTTTTGTTATGTATTAGACACTGCGAATAAATTAAAATTAGATGATACTAAAACATCAACTAATGGTAATGAAATAATAAAGTCATTTACCGATGAATATGACTTACTAAATGCATTCTTTATGAAGTATATAAGAATCAAACCAACCATATTAACAGGTTGGAATGTAGAGTTCTTTGATGTTCCATATCTTTACAACAGAGCTTGTAAGATAGTTGGTCAGAATGTAGCTAATGTATTATCACCGATTATGAATGTACAGTGGAGTGACTTCAGTAAGAGATATAAAATTGCTGGTGTTAGTATATTAGACTATTTACAATTATATAAAAGATTTACATTTAGTGAAAAGTCATCGTATAGATTAGATGCCATTGGTGAATATGAAGTTGGTGAGAAGAAAGTCGCTTATGAGGGAACACTCAACGATTTATATGAAAATGATTTAGATAAATTTATAGACTATAACTTGCAAGATGTTAAACTAGTTAAGAAGTTAGATGATAAATTAGATTTTATTGAAATAGCTAGAGGTTTGGCTCATTTAGGACACGTTCCATATGAGGATGTGTTTATGAGTTCTCGTTATTTAGAGGGTGCTATATTAGTTTATTTAAGAAAGAAAAATATTGTAGCTCCCAATAAACCCAAAAAACCAAAAAAGTTTTCTAATGATAAATTTGTTGGTGCTTATGTTCAAGATCCAATTAAGGGTAAACATAATTGGGTATATGATTTAGATATTACCTCTATGTATCCGTCTTGTATTATGTCATTGAATATATCACCTGAAACAAAAATTGGTAAATTAGAAGGATGGAATCCTGAGGAATTTATTAGAGGCACGGATAAAACATATTCTATAACAAATGATGAAAAGGTATTAGGTAGATTTACAGATAAAGAACTAAAGGACTATTTAGAAGATAGGTCTATTGGAATCGCAACTAATGGTGTAATGTATCGCACAGATAAAGATGGTTTACTACCAGCACTACTAAGAAAGTGGTTCGATGAAAGAGTTGAATATAGAAAGTTATCAAAGAAGTTTCATGAAGAAGGAAACAAAGATAAATCGGATTATTTTGATAGACGACAATATCTTCAGAAAGTTCTGTTAAATAGTTTGTATGGTGTATTGGGATTACCTGTATTCAGATTTTACGATTTGGATAATGCAGAAGCTGTTACTTATACTGGCCAATCATTGATTAAGTTTACAAAAAAGATTGCTAACTTTTACTACAATGCAGAACTTAATGATGGAGAAAATTATTGTATTTACATTGATACGGATTCTGTCTTTTATTCAGCTCTACCATTGATTAAAAAAAGGTTTCCAAATAAGGTATTTACTGAAGTGGAGATGACTAAACGAATTATGGAAATTTGTGGTGAAGTTCAAGAATATCTTAATAAGAGTTACAACTATTTTGCTAAGAAATTTTGTAATTTACAAAAACACAGATTTGACATCAAACAGGAAGTTATCGCTAAAAGTGGTTTGTTTGTCACTAAAAAAAGATATGGTTTAAAAATTATTAATGATAATGGAAAGAAAGTAAATAAACTGATGGTAAAAGGATTAGACACAGTTAGGTCTAGTTTTCCAGTTGCGATGAGAGAGATGTTGAGTAAGTTATTAGAAGATATTCTGATGGATGTACCTAAAGAACAATTAGATAAGTTTATTTTAAATTTCAAAAACAGTATGAAGTTGATGGATTTTGATAAGATAGCAATACCAACAAGTGTAAAGGGTATTACAAAGTATAGAATTAAAGATAGTGATATGTTTCGTGGTTACAAATTAGGAACACCAGTTCATGTAAAAAGTGCTTTATTTTATAATGATTTATTGAAACACTTTAATGTTCAGAGAAGATACTCACAGATACATAATGGGGAAAAAATTAAGTGGATATATTTAAAAAATAATCCGATTGGATTAGAAACTGTGGCTTATAAAGGATACGAAGACCCACCTGAAATTTTATCATTTATTAGACAGTTTATAAATCCAGATAAACTTTACAAACAAGCTTTACACAAAAAAATTATGATGTTGTATGAATCATTAGGTTGGAGTGAACCAACTGATTCTTCTAAAACAATGGAAAGATTTTTTTGATTTTGAGAAAAAAACATACTATATATATGTATATATGGTTATAATTAATAGGAGAAGTTATGCATAAACAAAAACTAGTTCGTTTCATTAATAAATATTACTTGAATGGAACAGTTAATTCAGTAGTATTAAACAGTAAATCGAATAAGTTGTTAGCCAGATTTATATCAGGTGATAAAACTTTATTAGGTGAACTGGAAATGGATAAATGGCAGTTTGAAGATTCTGAAGTTGGTATATACAGTACAGAACAATTATTGAAATTACTTTCTGTATTAGATGAAGATATCAATGTAACTATAAATAAAGCAGGTGATAAATCAATTGCACTAAAAGTAAGTGATTCATCATCTTCGGTAAATTATATGTTAAGTGATACATCTATCATTAGTAAACCACCACAATTAAAAACTGTACCAAATTTTGAACTAAAAATTGATGTTACACCAAATTTAATGAGTAAGTTTATTTCAGGTAAAGGTGCTTTGGCCGAAACTGATGACTTTACAGTTATTACAGATGGTAGTGAAACTAAAATTGTGATAGGATATGCTTCAATAAATACTAATAGAGTTACTATTCCAGTTACTACACAAGAATCAAGTAATATTGATAATGTGTCTTTTAATGCTAACATTTTTAAAGAAGTGCTTACTGCTAATAAAGAATGTGAAAGTGCTACATTGGAAGTTAGTAGTGAGGGGTTATCCAAAATTACTTTTAGAGTAGATGATTTTAGTGTAACTTATTGGTTAGTAGCATCAACTAATGACGACTAATCTTTGTGACACTTCAAAAATTCTTTTAAGGCCAATACAGAAACCAATAGCAAAAAGCATAATAGAAAAAAATCATTACAGCGGTAGGTTATCTTCTTGTAGGTATGCATTGGGAGTTTTCTACCAGCCTGGTAATCAACATAAGTTTTTTGATGAGCTTGAAGAAAAGTTAATTGGTTGTATAGCTTATGGATTTCCAATTGGTAGAAGAGTGTTAGGTTCTATATTCAAAGATGATTTAGAGTTAACTACTAAAAATATTTTAGAATTAACAAGACTCTTTATTCACGATGGATATGGAAAGAATGTTGAATCTTATGTTATATCTCAATCATTTAAATGGATGAAGAATAATGCACCTGATATAAAAGTTCTGATATCATACGCTGATCCAGAGCAAAATCATGCTGGTGGAATATATCAAGCGACAAATTGGTTATATCAAGGATGTGGTGATATTCAGATGGCACCAACTTTTAGTTTGAGAATAGAAGAGGATGGTGATTGGATTCATAGTAGAACTGTTTACTCGTTATATGGTAGTAGTAATGTTGAACACTTAAAGAAACAAATAGGACACACATTTTGGCTAAAGAAAGAAGCAGAAAAACACAGATATTTATATTTTCTTGGTAATAAAAAAGAGAACAAATTATTTATGAATACAATAAAACACCCACTATTGCCTTATCCAAAAGAGGCTTTAAACAAAGCAGAAGTTATAAAATATGAAGTAGATAACAAAGGTATTTACAATGAGTCATAGTTTATGGGTAGAAAAATATCGGCCGACAACAATAGACACTTACATTGGGAACGAACATCTCAAAAGTAAAGTATCTGTATATCTTGAGAGTGGAGATTTACCACACCTTTTACTGTTCGGCAAGGCTGGTACAGGTAAAACCACTCTCGCCAAATTACTTGTTAAGAATATAGAATGTGATTACTTATATATTAATGCATCCGATGAGAACAATGTTGATACGGTTAGGACTAAAGTTAAAAACTTTGCTTCTACTATCGGATTCAAAGATATGAAGATTATCATCTTAGATGAGTGTGATTACATAACACCAAATGCTCAGGCGGCTCTAAGAAATCTAATGGAAACATTTAGTAAACATTGTAGATTTATATTGACTTGTAATTATGTGGAACGGATTATTGACCCAATACAAAGTAGGTGTCAATCGTTTCAGATTATACCACCATCAAAGGGTGAGGTTGCAAAACATATTCACGATATACTTTTGAGTGAAAATGTGACTCATGAAATGGATGACTTAAAAGTATTGATAGATAGTGGTTATCCAGACATTCGTAGAATTATCAATTCTTCACAGAGAAATGTTGTCAATAATAAACTTAAATTGGATACGACAAGTATAATACAGAATGATTACAAATTAAAATTGTTAAAGATTTTGAAAACACAAAATAAGAAAACAGCTTTCAAAGATATTAGACAATTATTAGCAGACAATAAGATTACAGACTTTGCTGATTTATTTCGCTTGTTATATGATGAGGTTGATGATTGGGGTAAAGGTCATGTAGCGGAATGTATTTTAATTTTGGCTAGATATGAATTGTCAGATAGTCAAGTAGTTGATAAAGAAATAAATGCTATGGCTATGTTAATAGAACTATTAGGAGTGATAAAGTAATGATGAATAGACATTGGGGTGATAAAAAATTAAAATCAAAGAAGAGTGCACAAAATGTGTCACCTGAAAAACATATATCAGTACAAGATAACAAAATTTACTATTATGCTGGTGTAAATAGAAATAGTGTGTCAGAGTTAAATAAAAAGATAGGTGAGATAGAATCAAAAAGTTTGACACTAAAAAATACTTTGGATTTAGATGAATCACCACCAATTAAAGTATTTATAAATTCAGGTGGTGGTTCTATAACAGCTGGTATTTCATCTATGGATACAATACTGAGATGTAAAGTTCCAATTCATACCTATGTGGATGGATTTGCAGCTAGTGCAGCTACATTTCTCTCAGTTGTTGGTTCTTATAGAGCTATGAGTAGGCATTCATATATGTTGATACATCAACTATCAAGTAGTTTTTGGGGAACTTATGCCAACTTTGAAGATGAAAAACAGAATTTAGATTTGATGATGAATACAATCAGAGATGTCTACAAAAAATATACCAAAGTTCCTATGAAAGAACTTAGTGAAATACTTAAACATGATTTGCTATGGGATGCTAGGACTTGTAAAGAGTATGGATTAATAGACGAAGTTATTTAAGGAGAAATAATATGAATATGAAGGCAAAAAAACCACTACCACAACCAAATGTACAAGTGGATTTATCACAAGCTGAAACTATAAAATGCGAGAAGTGTGGAAACTATTCTTTCATTCAATCTTTCTTTCTGAAAAGATTATCACCAGTTATGTCACCAACTGGTCAAGAAGCTTTGATACCAGTCCAAGTTTATAGTTGTGGTAACTGTGGTACTGTACCAAAATCTATGATGAGTCACATTCGTATGGGTGAAGAACCAGAAGAAGAATCGTTGTCACGCTTAGATTTATGATAAAAAAGAAAAGTTTATTCGACCACATAAATCAAATAACATCTGTACAGAATCCCAATTATTGGGATGAAATATCAGAGGAAGATAAAAAGTCTTGGTCTAATTATATGACGCATAGATTTTTGTCTATGAAAATGGAATGGGTAGAATTAGTAAATGAATTACAAAAATATAATTTACAGCCAAAAGAATTGTATAAACTATATACAAACATTTTACCAAAGGGTAAACAGTGGTTAAAATATACAAAGGGGAGAACTGAAATGAGTCAACCAAATTGGCTAATCAACGTTGTAGTTAACGAAGAAAAGATTAGTAAAAAAGAAGCAGTAGAGTACATAGAGATGTTAATGCTCACAGAGGGTGGTATGTTAGAGTTAGGACAACTAGCACAAAAGTGGGGAGTTGAACCTAAGAAAATACAGGATGCAGGACTGAATGTTCTTGGCACTGTTGGTGGGTACACAGCTGGAGATTAAGAAAATAATTTTTGTAAAAAGACTTGACTAATATACTAAAAAATGTGTATATTTAGTTGTTAAAATGGAGAGTTGTATGACAACAGTTATAAAAGAATCTAAAACAAAACAAAAGTATACAAATCATTACGCTAATAAAACCAAAGTAGAAAGTGATAACCATCCTGTGGTAGAACAAATGGAAAAAGAATGGCCTGAAATGACTACGGAGTTTAAAAGATTACAAAGAGAACAATATGAATTGTTTTGTAGAAAACAACATGATTATGGTCCAGGTAATATATCTGTCGGTACTAACTTACAAACTAAAGATGAAATACATTTGTCACTTACAGGTTTGTGGTTTAGGATGAATGATAAAATACAAAGATTAAAAACTTTGTTATTATCTGGTAGAGAAACTGCTGTGGGTGAACCATTAGAAGATGCTTACCTTGATGTATCTAATTATGGTATTATGGCTACTATCGTAAAGAATGGTAAGTGGGGAAAATGAAAAGAATAAGTTATAGTCAATATAACCAATGGATTACTTGTCCACATAAGTGGAAATTAAATTACATAGATGATTTAGGTGAGTACACTGATAGTATACATACTCTGTTTGGTACATCAATGCATGAGGTGTTACAAACATATCTTACTGTAATGTATAATGATACTATAAAAATGGCCGATGTATTACCATTAGAAAAGATGTTATTACATAGAATGAAATATAATTACACTAACATTATGGAAAACAATGGTGGTGTTGAATTTTGTACACAAGCTGATATGGAAGAATTTTATCAACATGGTTTACTAATATTAGAATGGTTTAAGAAGAAAAGAGCTAATTATTTTAGTAAAAAAGGTTATGAGTTAGTTGGTATAGAAGTTCCAATTAATTACGATTTATCAAGTGATATCAAGTTCATCGGTTATATGGATGTGGTTATATATGATAGCGTTAGAGATAGATATAAGATTATAGATATAAAGACATCAACTATGGGTTGGAACAAATATATGAAGGCTGATAAAAATAAAACCGACCAATTATTGTTATACAAACATTTTTATGGAGCTCAAAATGATATTTCACTTGATAAAATAGATGTGGAATACTTTATTGTTAAAAGAAAGTTATACACTAAAGTAGATTTTCCACAAAGAAGAGTACAAACATTCACACCAGCAAATGGTAAACCATCTGTAAATAAAGTTATTAACAATTTGAATCAGTTTGTAAATGAATCTTTTATTGATGGAGAATACAATACAGAACATACTTATATGAAACAACCCTCTAAGAAAAATTGTAAGTTTTGTGAATTTAATCAAACTAAATATTGTGATGTAGGAGTAGTGTAATGGCAAGTAATATAAGATTAAGAATGAAGTTATCAGATTTTATAAATACTGATAATGAAAAAAAAATAATGGAGATGATAGATAAAACTCATACTGATTTGAGAACTACTATTTTGTTACACTTGTGGTACGAAAATGATGAAATAACTTCTACTGATTTGAAAAATTTTCTAATTAGGTGGGAAGATGAATTACATTTTAGGACCATTGTAAAACAAACTTCAAATACAGAACCATATGAATTTGTATTTTTTGACATAATTCCAATTGATGCCCCTCTAAATAGTAGATACAGATTTGCATATACTTACACAAGTAATGATAAAATTAAGGATGGATTAACTGAACTATACAATTGTTTAAAGTTTATTAAATTAGACAGACCACCAAAAAGACAAAAGAGGAATGACTACGAAGATTAAAATTGGAATTGTAGGTAGTAGAGCTTACACAGATAGAAATAAAGTAAAAGAATTGATATTTGAAATAAAAACAAAATATGGTAATGAAGTAGAAATAGTTAGTGGTGGTCAAAAAGATGGTGCAGATGGATATGCTAAAAAATATGCTCTTGAATTTGACATGAATTATGTTGAATTCCCACCAGCTCATTATAGTCACAATATACATTGTAAGTTATCAGCTAAACATTACAATAAACCATATTATGTAAGTAATTTTTTCAAACGAAACAAACAAATTGCAGAGTACTCTAACATAATAGTCGCCTTTATTCAAAAGGGAGTCGAATCAAGAGGTACAATGGATACAGTTGGTCACGCTAAAAAACTAAAAAAAATGATTAAAATAATTAATTAGTATATATTTATATATGTATATATTAAAGGGTTTTTATGGATTATAAATTAACATCGGTAAAAATATTACAAGACTTATATAAAAAGTTTAAATTAAATGCTTTATCTGATGAATTCACATTACAAAAATTAGTAAATCGTTCAATGGATTTATATCTATTAGACGGTGATTTCAAATCAAAAATTCACGAATACAAAAATTTGAAGGTAAGTGGGAGTAGGTTATGAGAAAAATGTTATTCAAAGCTTTAAGCAGTTATTTCAAAGGACACATTGAAAAACATATAACAAATATAAAAATACACACAGATAGTTCTGTTGGTGTGGCTGAACATCCAGACCACATACAGACTATAGAAAAAGAATTAGAAATTATAGCTGAATATGAAGATAAACTGAATGTATTAGAAAAGTATTTTGGTGAAAACGAAAAAGAGGTTTTAAATGGCTAAGAAAAAAATATTGTTATTATCAGATGATTTAAGAATGACATCTGGAGTTGGTACAATGTCAAAAGAATTTGTACTTGGAACATTACACAAATATGATTGGGTACAGGCAGGTGGAGCTATTAAACATCCCGAAGAGGGTAAGATAGTAGATATGAATGAAACAGTTCGTAAAGAAACTGGTATTGAGGATGCATTTCTTAAAATTTATCCTATAAGTGGATATGGTAATCAAGAGTTACTCAGAAATTTAATAAATATCGAAAACCCAGACGCCATATTACATTATACAGACCCAAGGTTTTGGGGTTGGTTATATGATATGGAACATGAAATTAGACAAGAAATGCCTATCTTTTACTACAACATATGGGATGATTGGCCAGCTCCATACTACAATGAATTTTTTTACGAGTCTTGTGATTTGATTATGAATATATCTAAACAGACAGTAGCTATAGTTAATGAAGTTGCAAAAAAGAAACCTCGTACAGATTGGGATTGTACCTACATACCACATGGAATAAATGAAAAAAACTTTTATCCTATTAGTATTTACGATGATGAATATAAAAAAGTACAAGAAATGAGAAGTCAACTTACTGATGATAAAATTGAATTTATTATTTTTTACAATAATAGAAATATACGCCGTAAATCTCCTGGTGATTTGGTATTAGCTTTTAAAACATTTTGTGATATGTTACCTAAAGAAGAAGCTGATAAATGTTGTTTGTTAATGCATACTCAACCACGAGACGAAAATGGTACGGACTTACCAGTTGTTGCTAATACGATAGCACCAGATTGTAAAGTTTACTTTAGTGATAGAAAATTAGAACCTAATCAGTTAAATTGGTTGTACAATATGGCTGATATAACTATTAACATAGCTTCTAATGAGGGATTTGGATTAGGAACTTGTGAATCATTAATGGCTGGAACACCAATTACAGTAAATGTTACTGGTGGATTACAAGACCAATGTGGATTTAGATTAAATAATAAATTACTAACTCACAAAGATTATGACGAGATTCAATCACTACATGATGATAGAAAATGGGCTAGTAATCCTGATTTAACTTGGGGTGATTGGGTGAAACCAGTGTGGCCTTCAAACAGGTCTATGGTTGGTTCAATACCAACACCATATATCTTTGATGATAGATGTAGATTTGATGATGTTGCACAAGCTATGAAAGACTGGTTTGATGAGGGCTCGGATAAGAGAATGGAGTATGGTATGAAAGGACATGAATTTGTTATGAGTGATGATGCTATGATGTCTGCTAAAGCTATGAGTGACAATTTTATTAATCATATGGAAACTGCGTTTGATAAATGGACACCTAGAAAACGTTATACACTATTTAAAGCATAGGAGTAAAAATGCCAAGAGTAAAAAAGAATGTAAAAAGAAAAAATATCGCTGGTAATCTTAGAGGAAGTGAAGATATTTTTTGGACGAGTGTTGTTAGGGGTTTTAAAAAGTTTTTAGAATCACCATTTAAGTAAGAGGTTGATATGAGCGATAAACCAATATGTTTAGTTACCGCACCAGTTGGAACAAGAAGTGGATATGGTGCCCACAGTAGAGATATATGTAGAGCTTTAATTAAGCTAGATAGATATGATTTAAGAATTTGGCCAGTTCGATGGGGTGCTACACCACAAAACGCTTTGCAAAAAGACGATCCAAATGATAAAATAATTATTGATAGGTTGTTAGACAATCCGCAATTGGAGAGACAACCAGAAATACATATTCATATCGTAATACCAAATGAGTTTGCACCACTTGCTAAATACAACATAGGTATCACTGCTGGTTTAGAAACCACTGTATGTCCACCAAAGTGGATTGAAGGTATTAATAAAATGAATTTAAATATAGTGCCTTCAACCTTTGTAAAGGATACAATAACTAGAACATCATTTGATGTGCAAGATGATAAGTCAAATAAAAAAATTGGTGAACTTAGAAATGAAAAACCATTGGAAGTTTTATTTGAGGGTGCAGATACGAATATATTTAAACCAACTAAAGAATTTTCAAAAAGCTTTGTAGAAGAAATGGGTAAGATAGATGAAGTTTTTAGTTTTTTATATGTTGGTCATTGGTTGCAAGGTAACATTGGTAAAGATAGAAAAGATACAGGTATGTTAGTTAGAGTATTTTGTGAGACTTTTAAAAATATGAAACGAAAACCAGCGTTAATAATGAAAAGTAGTGGTGCAGGTTTTTCCATATTAGATAGAGAAACTATGTTACAAAAAATTAATGATATCAAAAAAGATATAAAAGGTGATTTACCTAATATATATTTGTTACATGGTGATTTTACTGATGATGAAATGAACCAGTTGTATAATCATCCAAAAGTTAAAGCACATGTTTCGTTTACACATGGAGAGGGATTTGGGAGACCATTACTTGAGGCATCATTATCGGAAAAACCAGTGATAGCTCCAAATTGGAGTGGTCATATTGATTTTTTGAAAAAACCAAATTCATTACTAATTGATGGTTCTTTGCAAAATTTAGAGAGAGGTTCATTTCCTGATGAATATTTTGTTGATGGTTCAAAATGGTTTACTGTAAATTACCAACAAGCAGCATCAGCTATGAAAGAGTTATATAAAAACTACAGAAAGTATACGCTTGGTGCTAAGAAATTAACGATGTATAATAAATCTAAATTTTCATTGGAAGCGATGACAAAAGAGCTTGGTAAGATTTTAGATAAGCATGTACCTGAATTTCCCAAAGAGGTTAAATTAGAATTACCTAAATTAAAAAAGGTTGATTCTACTGAAGCTCCAAAGATTAAACTACCAAAATTAAAGAAGGTGTAGTGTAATGGAAAGAATAATAACCTGTCCAGTTTGTTTTGATATAGACCATTGCTTTGAGGATGTACAAGAAACACACAGTTCTTATTTATGTTTTAAATGTGGTTTTATGAGTGATTCCCGCTACAAAATAGGGAGTATAAAATTAACAGAGAATCTCAAAAATTCACCTAAGTTGGTTAGTGATTCTAAATTTGAAGATAAAACTAGAAATATAGTTTGGTTTCCAGCTGTAATTAATATGGGTAAATTAGGTATGATTTTTCCAGAGGGTACTTCGGGTGATTACTCTTGGAAATACGCTAAAGTTATAGACATTCCTGAGAATGAACGAGCCATTTACAACAATCATACTCAGAGACTAGATATTGAAAATGCACAAACATTTGGAAAGTATGAATTTGTAGAAGCTTGTAAATCAATGGGTATTACTAGAGATATAGGTAATGGCTAGATTAGCTACTTCTTGGAATGAAATTAGAGCTGGTGATATTATCAGTTTTAAGTATAAGAGTGAACGAACTGGAAAAAGTAGAGAACATACTGTATTAGTTTTGAATCCTAAGTTTCAAACCAGTAGGTCAAAAGCTGGCGGTGGACAAGAAACAACATTTCGCTTAATTGGATTGAAATTAGCAGAACAGAATATTCGTACAATAAAAGAAGGTGCTAAAGTCGTAACTCAGATATTTAATAAATTAGGAACACTTGTAGCGGTAGATGAAACCAAAGATATTTATAGAGTTGATATGAGAAAAGCAGATTTATTTTGGGGTGGAGCTAAAGATACTGTTTACAGAAGAATCAAATATCTTTTGGGTAAAGAACCAATTTACAGAACCTACGATTATGAAATAGCTAAAAAAAGTGGAGTTTCTCTTGAGTCTATACCTTTGCCAGAGAGCACCAAACGTCAATATTTTGGTACTAAGAACACAATGGGAGAAAGAGAGGTTTAATTGAAAATTAGTTATGGTATCACAGTTCATAATGAGGCTGAAGAATTAAAAAGATTATTAGAGGTACTGTATAAAAACATAGATGACCAAGATGAAGTTGTAGTTTGTGTTGATGGTGAAGATGATGCTGTAAGATTTGAGTTAGATGTATATTCTAAAAAGTTTTCTGATTCTTACAAACCTATGAGAGTTTACCAAAGAAAGTTAGATGGTAATTTTGCTAACCAAAAAAATTCAGTTATAGAAAACTCAACAGGTGATTATATATTTCACATAGATGCTGATGAATATCCAAGTAAAATATTACTACAACAATTGAAAAGTATATTGAATATAAACGATGTTGATTTGATATGGATACCAAGAGTGAATACAGTAGAAGGCTTTACACAAGAGGATGTTCAAAGATGGGGGTGGAGATTAGACAAAAAGGGATGGGTAAATTATCCAGATTATCAAGCGAGAGTATTTAGAAATCACAAAAACATAAGGTGGACTAGACCATTACACGAATACATTACAGGTTGTAAAACATATTCACATTTACCACCCAATGAGGAGTTAAGTTTATATCATCCTAAAACAATGGAAAAGCAAGAACAACAAAATAAATTCTATATGGATAACTTCAGTAAAGACTTATTGGTGAGAAAGTGATAAAAATAAAATTATGTGAACACCATATACATAGAAACGAAACCACGTTTAGACCATTCGTTATGGCACAAAATATATTCAAAGAAGTTGGTGTAGAGTTTACCACCTCTGATGATTATGATTATGCTTTTGTTGGCCAAGCTAGTATTATAGATAAGAAAAAACCATTAAAAGAGTCGGTAGAGAATGGATTAGAGTTTCTATCAAAAATTACGGGTGATTATATAATTGTAGATGGTCAAGACGCTACTACATTAATTGGAACTATTGATGTGTTTCGTGAATCCAATGCTATTTTATTTCTGAAAAACAGTTATTTAAAAAACTTTGATTTATATAAACAAAGTTGGGCCAATGGTAGAATGTATTGGGGTAAAGGTGATTATTCTGTACCAGACATTGACAACTTAAAATCAAAAATGAAGTTATCGGGTTGTAATTGGCTACATACAGTTCAACCTAATTGGTTAGATTATAGTAAAGAAAAATTATATGATATATCGTGTATGTTTGGCTATCCTACAAAAGAAACAGTTTATGAACATAATGTTAGTCAAACTAATTACTACGACCCACACAGAAAGAAATTAATGGATACATTGGGTGATAGGTATAAAATAGCTAGTTTAGTAGATGGTAAGAGAATACCGATTGAAGAATACTATCAAAAAATGTATAGTTCTAAAATTATTATGGCACCACTTGGTTATGGTGAAATGGCACCAAGAGATTTAGAATCCGCTATGTTTGGTAGTGTGTTATTAAAACCAGATATGAGTTACATCTTATCAGAACCATTTATTTATGAGGATGATAAAACATATGTTGCAGTTAATTATGATTGGTCTAACTTAGAGGAAAAAATTGACTATGTGTTGTCAGATTATAATAACATAAGAGAAAAGTTAGTTCAAAATATGAGAAAAAAATTCATAGAAAAATATAATTTACAAAATTTAGTTTTGCATATGTACAATGTCCTTAGTAATTTAGATAGTGTGGAGAAAGAAAATTAATATTTACATACTAACATCTGATAGGGGAATAGATACCATTGAGGGGTTTCAATACTGCTTTAACAAGTATTGGAATTCATCACAACAAGTTACAATTCTTGGTTATAGAAGTCCAACTTTTAAGTTAAGTGATAATTTCAAATTTATTTCTTTAGGTGAAGATAGAGGAGCTAATTACATAGGTGGTGACCTAATAAATTTTTTTAAAGATGTTGATGATACACACTTTATATTTTCAGTAGATGATTTTTTACTAATTAGAGATGTTGATATAGATTTATTAGAGTTCATAAAAAATAAATTTATAAAAGAGAACATACATAGGTTTTCATTAACAGACCAAGTAAGTAACAAACCACACAATATCATTGATGAACAAAAAGATTTCAATGTTATAGAGATGGGTCAGTATGCGGATTACAGAAAATCTGCAGTTTGGTCATTGTGGTCTAAAGATTATTTTTTGAAGTATTTTAAAGACGATATGAATTTGTGGCAATGGGAACTTGATGGTTCTTGTAAAAACGACAATTGCAGAGTAATCGGTACAACAAATAAGCATGTTGTACAATCTTGTCACTTATATAAACAAGGTAATTTAAAATCAGATTGGTATAAGGATAGTGAAAGTACAGATTTTATGTTTGATGATGATAGATTAATAATAAAAGAGATGTTAAGTTTATGAATACAATAGTTACAGGCGGTAGTGGTTTAGTAGGAAAACACTTGAAAGATATTTTGCCAGATGCAGTTTATATATCATCGAAAGATTTTGATTTAACAGATATAGATAGAGTAGATGCGATGATGGATTACTTCAGGCCAAAAGTGGTTGTTCACTTAGCAGCTCGTGTTGGTGGAATTATGGATAATATAAGTTATCCTGTAAACTACATTGAAGAAAATATTATAATGAACACTAATGTTTTGAAGAAATGTCACGAGTATAATACTGATAGGGTAATTTCAGTTTTGAGTAGTTGCATTTATCCTGATGTAGTTAAGAATTATCCAATGAAAGAAGATGAACTTTTCAATGGGCCACCACCTAAAGATAACTTTGCTTATGCTATGTCAAAGAGATGTATGGCTACACATATGGATGCTTACATCAAGCAATATAATAAACGATGGTGTTATTTGATTCCTTGTAATATGTATGGTGAGTACGATAAATACGAAGAGCATCACAGTCATTTCATATCAGCTTTAGTTAAGAAAATATATGAAGCAAAAGATAGCGTAGAGATATGGGGTAGTGGAAAACCACTAAGACAATTTATGCATGCTGAAGATTTAGCTAAAGTGATAAAGTATATGATTGATAATGACATAGTAGATAACTTTAATGTAGCACCAAATTTTAATTATTCCATACAGAAAATGACTACGATAGGATTAGAGGCCTGTGGTAAAGAATTAGGAATAGTTTATGATAACACAAAACCCGATGGTCAATATAGAAAAGATATTGACTCATCTAAATTACTTTCGGTGTTAAAAGATTTTGAGTTTATTTCATTAAAATCGGGAATAAGGAGAGTTTATGATAACTTTAGTAAAAGATACGATTGATAATAATGATGTAGACAGATTAGTTGATTGGTTAAAAACATACCCAAGATTAACTAAAGGGCCTGTAACATTAGAATTTGAAAGTAAATATTCTGAGTGGTTAGGTAGAAAATATTCTGTGTTTTGTAACTCAGGTTCTTCCGCTAATCTATTAATGCTTTCAGCATTACAACAGGGTGGTTATTTAACTAATAGTAAAGTGGTAGTACCATCTGTTGCTTGGTCTACTGATTTGGCACCAGTTATGCAACTTGGATTAGAACCTATTTTATGTGATTCAAACAAAAGAGATTTATCAGCTGATTTGAATCACTTAGAAGATATATTCAAAGAACATCAACCATCAGCTTTAATGTTTGTTTCGGTGTTAGGATTAGTTCCTGAAATGGAAAAGATTGTGAACTTGTGTGATAAATATAATGTAATTTTACTAGAGGACACCTGTGAATCAATGGGTTCTAAATACAGAGATAGAAAATTAGGTACATTTGGTAAGATGTCAAGTTTTTCTACATTCTTCGGACACCATATATCTACAATCGAGGGTGGTATAGTTTCAACTGATGATAAAGATTTATATGATATATTGGTATCGATAAGAGCTCATGGTTGGGGTAGGGATTTAGATATTGATAAACAAATTGAACTACAGCAGGATTGGGATGTATCTACCTTTAATTCATTATATACTTTTTACTATCAAGGTTTCAATGTCAGAGCTACAGACTTACAGGCTTACATAGGATTAACTCAAATTGACAAACTTGATGATTGGGGTGTAAGACGAGAATATAATTACTTAACTTATCAAGAATTAGTAAAAAATAGTTATTGGAAACCAAACAAGGAGTTGAATGATTTTACTTCTAACTTTGCTTATCCTGTAATACATCCTAATCGAGATAAGATAGTCGAACAATTAGAAAGAGCTAGTGTTGAGGTTAGACCTATGATTTGTGGCTCAATGGGAACACAACCATTTTATGTAAAAGAGTATGGTAGATTAGAGTTACCTAACGTCACAGAAATAGATAGGTATGGTTTTTATGTACCAAACAATCCACACATAACAGATGGAGAGATAGTTCACATCTCCAATATTATTAATAAGGGGACTAGATAATGAAGAAAGCTTTGATAACAGGAATAAATGGACAGGATGGCTCATATCTAGCAGAGTTATTATTAGAGAGGGGATACGAAGTCTGTGGTATTTTAAAAAGAAATTCTGTTGCAGAAAATCAAACCGCTAGATTAGATAACATATTTAATGACTTGAAACTAGAATACGCTGATATGTTGGATATGGCGTCTTTGATAAGAGTATTACAATTAGTTAAACCTGATGAGGTTTACAATCTTGCATCACAATCTCATGTCAGAATATCATTTGACCAACCAATTTATACAACTAAGGTTGTTGGTTTAGGTGTGTTAAATTTATTAGAAGCTGTTAGACTTACAGATAAAAATATAAAAGTGTATCAAGCATCATCTTCTGAAATGTTTGGTAATACTTTTGATGAAGATGGATTTCAGAGAGAAACTACACCAATGCATCCAGTTAGTCCTTATGGTTGTGCAAAAGTTTACGCTTATAATATTTCTTGTAATTACAGAAATTCTTATGATATGTATATAAGTAATGGTATTTTGTTTAATCACGAATCACCGAGAAGAGGCACTAATTTTGTTACGAATAAGGTTGTTAAACAAGCAGTCAAAATCAAATATGGATTATCAGATAAATTATTATTGGGTAATTTGAATGCCACAAGAGATTGGGGTCATGCAAAAGATTATGTTAGAGCTATGACAATGATATTGGAACAGACAAAGCCAGATGATTATGTTTGTGCGACTGGTATTTCACATTCAGTAAAAGACTTATGTAAGTATACTTTCTCTAAACTTAATTTGGACTATAAGGATTATGTTGGTGTTGATAAAAAATTTTGGAGGCCTGAAGAACTAGTACATTTAAAAGGAGATTCTTCAAAACTAAAATCAATAGGATTTGAAGCAGAGTATACATTTGAAACAATGTTAGACGAAATGATAAATTATTGGAAAAATTTTTATGGATAAAAAAGTTATAATATTTGGGCCATGGGTTGGTGAATTTAGTTATGAATTAAGTTGGTGGAATCCAGAATGTAGAAAAGTAAGAAATGAACACTTTAAAGATTTCTATTCAGTTCATTTAGGCTTCAACGGTAGAAAAGTCGCTTACAAAGATTTTATAGATGAGTATATACCACACCCATTAGAGTTGGAGCAAACACTACAATTTCCTGCTACATATGGAGAACATATAAATGGACAAGATATAATACCACCTAATTTTATGGAGTATTTAAATACGGTTGCTTTAGAATTTAAAAATAGGGGTTTTACTGAAATAGCTGTTCATAAACCAAAAGACATCGCAATTACGAGAGAACGTTGTTTAGACAACCACCCATTTGGTGAATATGTTCATTATAATGTAGATACTGATATTGAGAAAGATGTCGTATCTAAGATGAATAATTATTTTAATAATGATAATCCAACTATATTTTTAATGGCACGCACAAGAACAAGAAATGGACAACGTTGTTATTTAGATTGGAATCCAGACAACTGGCCTGTTTTTACAAAAAAACTAATTGATGAGTTGGATGTTAATATAATTTCATTATCTATTAAAACTCAGGGAAGTAGAGGTGGTTCACGAGGTTTAGCTAATCACGAAATATTTAAAGACTTACAAAATAGAATAATGGATTTTGAATTAGAAAAAGATGATGAGAATTCATTTGAAAAACAGTTGGCTATTTTAAAGAATACGAAATGTAGTATATATGGTGCAAGTGGTGCTGCAGTTGTTCCATTTTTCGTTAATACACCAACTTTTACGCAACAAACAAAAGAAGAAGGCTTTAGACTTGAACTTGGTTGGGAAAGAGAATTGTTAGACTTTAAACATTTTAAGAATTTTGATAAGTATCACAACAATGATATATACGATTCTCCCATACAAGAATTATTTGATGAGTTTACAAGTTTTTACAAGGAGTTATAAAATGGAAATAAGAGAAAATATGTTACCAGTGCTTGGCCCCAAAGGTGGGAAGGAGGAAGTACAAGCATTACAAGAAGTTATAGAAAGCGGATGGTGGGGTAAAGGACCTAAGGTAGCAGAATTTGAAGAGAAGTTCGCTGAAATGGTTGGACATAAATATGCAGTTGCTGTTACTAGTGCTTCACATGGTCAGGATTTAATAATGAAGGCTTTAGGGTTAAAAGGTATTGATGTTATAAATCCAACGATATCATTTATTGCTACAGCTATGATTCCATTGTGGAACAACTTTACCTCTAATATAGTTGATGTAAAGAGAGATACATTATGTATAGACCCAGAAGATGTGGAGCGATATAAGAAACCAAACAGTGAAGTTTTAATAGCAGTTAATCAGGCTGGTGTTCCCGCTGATTACGAATCATTGAGAAAGGTATTTGGTGGGTTTATATTAGAAGATACCGCACACAGTTGTTATACACCAGGTGCTGGTTTAGGTGGAGATGCAGCGGTATGGTCATTTCAGGCAGTTAAAACAATGCCATGTGGAGATGGTGGAATGATAACAACCAATGATAAGGAGTTAGCAGAAAAGTGTAAAGAGATGACTTGGTTTGGAGTATCATCTACTTGGAGTAGAACACAAGGTACTAGTGGAAAACCTGGTTATGCTTGGGATTATCAAGTTGATTTGGTAGGATATAAATATTATATGATTGATATTATGGCTGCTATATGTTTAGAACAAATGAAAAAGTTACCAGCTAATTTAGAATTTCGTAGACACATACAATCCAGATATAATTCAGAGTTACCAGATGTGATGGAAAGACCACCATATTCTGATACAGTGCAGTATTATTGTCCGAGAGTTTCTGAAGATGTTAGAGATGATATGATTGATTACTTAGCTGATAAGAAAATACATACATCAGTACATTTCAAACCATTACACAAGTACACACCATTACTACAAGACAGAGAATACCCAGTAGCAGATACTGAATGGAAAAAATTTATTACATTACCTTGTCACAACAGAATGGTTGAGGAAGATATTGATTATGTAATTCATTGGGTTAAAGAGTTTTACAACACACAACTATAATGTACTTAGATTTATATAAGATAGAGGGAACTAATAATTTAGATTCGCATAATTGTTTTAGCGATCCTAATTCATTTCCACAGTTTCAAGAGGGTTTGGATGTGTATAAAACTCATGTGAAACAGTTAGTTGATGAAAAGGAATCTAAAACATTTTACAAATTTGGTGATGGTGATTACTATTTTTTGACTAAACAACCATTCGGTAGTGCAGCTCCTGGTAGTAGAGCTTTAGGTGTTTCTTTTGATGATATAAATCATGATGAATTTGTTAGTGGCTCTAAATTAAATGATTATTACACCTGTGAAATTTATCCAGAAAATATAAGTAAGTTCAATAAGGTAATAGATAGGGATATAAGTTATCCAGCTGAGTATGGTTATGGGTTGGTCGCTAATAAATGGTTTTTTAGTCAGTTTAGTGGTAAGATAGGTTTAATTGGTGCAAGTGAAAAAATGGAATTAATTGAAGAATTGTTAATGTATGATGAGTACAAAGAGTACTTAGGTATTAATAATTTTAGTGATTACATTAATTTTCCACAAAAATTTGCATGTGATGATATAAATTATGTAGAAAATTTTGTTGGAGAACAATTGGAAAAGTCTACCTCTGATATATTTTTATTAGGTATTGGACATGCTAAATCAGGAGTGCTTCATAAATTTAAAAAGTACAAAAAAGCTATTTTTATGGATGTTGGTGCTGGTATTGATATGATTGCGGGGTGTATAAACATTAACAGACCTTTTGCTGGAAGTTGGGTTAATTATAGAATTGAGGGATATGATTACACTAACATTGATTATCTAAGATATTCTGGAGAGGGTGAACATATATTTTTAAGACAGGATTAACATAATGAAAAAAAATGTAGTATGGTGGCCGGCAATAGTAAACGAAAGTCATGTGGATAAGTATGGTGGTTATAACTATTTTCAGTATTCAAAAAATACTTGGGAGTATTGGTGTAAACGTAACGATTGTTTATTTGTGCCATTTACAGAACCAGTAGAAGAGGATTTAGTTAAGTACAGAGTCAACTGGCAAAAAGCACTTTTTGTCTTTGATGAACTTGATAAAAGAAATATAGAATACGACCAAATATGTTTAGTTGATAGTTCTTTTATGGCTAGGTGGGATATGCCTAATTTCTTTGAAATGACTGATAGAAAATTTACTGCTTGTAGAGATATGGATAATATGAGATGGATATACGAAAGTATTCAGGGTTACAAAAATATGTTTGATGGTTTTGAATTAGATATGTCTAAATATGTTAATTCTGGTTTTATGATTTTCAATGAATCACATAAAGATTTGTTTCAAAAATTTAAAGAGTTTTACATAAACAATATAGACGACTTTTGTAAATTACAAGATGTAGTTGTCAAAAAGGGAAATGAACAAACACCGATGAATTATTGGTTACAATTAAACGAAGTTGATATGAATATAGATTTACCACTTCCTTTTAAAATAACACATTTACAAAGAAAAGAGTTGTTCAGTTATAATTGGCAGTTGGATGAAGATAAAACACCATTTTTTATAAAGTATGGATACAACTATAGTTTTAATGGTATACCCAAAGACCAACGAACAGATATGATGAAACGCACTTGGGATTTAATAAAAAATAATTATACATTTAACGAAAATGAATTAGTACTTAATAGTGTAAATCATAAAGATACTTTTAAGAACGCAACATCTAGAAAATTTAAATCTGATTTGTTTGAATTTTTTAAAGATGATAAATATAAAAAGATGAAAGTGTTGGAGTTAGGTGCTTGTCACGGTGATACCACAAGAGTCTTTGCTGAGTTATTTGATAAGGTTTATGCAGTTGATAGAAGTGAGGATAATGTTCAGTTGATAAGAGAAAAATGTAAAGATGTTGATAATGTGGAGTGTTCAGTTATGGATGTTACAAATGATGCTTGGAATTTTCCACAAGTAGATGTCGTGTTTGTAGATGCTAGTCATGATTATCCACAAGTAGCAGTAGACATACAAAAGTGCATTGATTACTTTGATAATCCGCTATTAATATTAGATGATTATGGGAATCCGAATAACACCAATATAAGAAATTCCATAGATGATAAAGTAAGAGAGGGTAAAATTAATATACACAAAAAAATAGGTGAGGGTGTTGGTTTCTTAACTAAATCTGGTTGGAAAATGATTGATAGAGAAGGAGTCATTTGTAAAGTATGAAAATAGCTTACACAATGAATGGTCTTGTTGGTGGTTTGTCTGGTAAGAATTCAAGTGGTAGTTCACGTGATGACCAACTTCTAGTTTTAAAGTATGTGAGTAATTTATTACAGAAATATATCACACCTCAGAACAATGTAGATTTTTTCATATTTAGTTGGCATACAGATTTTATGGATGAGTTTAATCGACATATATCACCTATAAAGTGTAAGTTGATACCTCAGATAGATTTCAAAATACCAGAACATTTGAAGAGTGGAAATATTAATAGGGTTACAGCTCACTATAGTAGATGGTATGGTTTCAAAGAGGTAATGAATTTAGTATCTGAATATGAAAATGAACATTATTTCAAGTATGATTTAGTGATTAATGCTAGGTTTGACACTTGTTGGAACAAACCATTTCATTTTAAAAATTTGGATACCAATAAATTTCATATACCATTTCATCCAGATATGATAAGTTATGGGTGGCCAGATAGTTCACCTGAAATTTTAGATCATGTATTTGCTTCAAACTCAGATTGGATGAAACACTTTTCGACAATGTTCGACAACTTAGATTGGTACACTTTACCTAATCAATGCCCACAATGGAAAACAATATCACATCACTTTTTGATGATTTGGCATTTAAACAAATTGAATTTATTAAAAAAAGAGATTGTAAAAAAATCATTTAGTAACTGGCATGAACGTAATCCTAAAATCATTGGTGGTAGTAAAGATGTGGACTATGATATATTCAGATATAGACAATTAAGTAGAGAAGAGGTGACAAATTTTGAGTAGACCAAAAACAATATTTTGTGATATAGACGGAACTTTATGTGAGCATCCATATTCAGGCACCAAACACGGTGGTTACGATATGGATAGTGATATGATACCGTTATCAGGAACCATAAAAAAGTTATGGGAATGGGATAAAGCTGGATATATGATTATCCTAACCACAGGTAGAAAAGAAAGTATGAGAAAATCAACTGAAAATCAGTTAAGAAGGGCTGGTATCATCTATGATAAATTGATTATGGGTATCGGTGGTGGTACTAGAGTATTAATAAATGATTTAAAGCCTGATAGAGATGGCCCTACAGCAGTAGCAATTAACTTAAAAAGAGATATAGGAGTCAAAGATGTCGAACTATAAAGAGGAAAGACCGTGGGGAACATTTGAAAACTTACTTGATACGGAATATTGTAAAGTAAAAGAGATAGTAATTAAAAAGGGTGGTAGACCAAGTTATCAGTATCATCATCAGAGAAGTGAACTTTGGGTTGTGGTACAAGGTGAAGCAGTAGCTACATTAGATGATGTGGAAACAACTTACAAAGTAGGTGAGGTTGTTAATGTACCAGTCGGAACAAAACACAGAGTTGAGAATAGACAAGACGAAGATTTGAAGTTTATTGAAGTGCAAGTTGGAACATATTTTGGTGAAGATGATATAGTCAGATTAGAGGATGATTACGGTAGGGAATAATGTATAATTATAAACTATTCATTCCAACTGCTGGTATTGGTTCTCGTGTAAGTGGTCAGAGTAATAATCTGAACAAAGGTTTAATTGCGATAGACAATAAACCTGTATTATCACATATACTAGAGAAGTTTCATCCTGATGTAGAGGTTGTTGTTGCTCTTGGTTATGGTGGTGATTATGTAAAACAATACTTGGAGATAGTCTATCCAGAGAGACATTTCACTTTTGTTGAGATAGAAAAGTATGAAGGTGAGGGAACTGGCTTAGGACTTACTGTTAATTCTTGTAAAGAACATTTACAATGTCCTTTTGTATTTGTATCAAATGATACTATATTTGAAGAACAATTATACTTTGATGAGATACAGTATAATTGGTTAGGCTACTCGACCACAAAGGCTGGTAGTGACTATCGTTCTTTAGAGTTAGATGATGATGGTAATGTGATTAGTTTAAATGATAAGATAAAAGATTCAGAGGATTACTCTTACATAGGTATTTGTGGAATAAAGGACTATAAAGATTTTTGGAAGTATATGAAACATAAAAAGTCCTTGACAATGGGAGAAAGTTATGGTATATTAAGGCTGTTAGAAAACCACAATTTCAATTCATTTAAGTTTACATGGTACGATACTGGAAATGAAAGGTCATTGAGTAATGCAAAAGAAAAGTTGAAATCAGAACATCAACCTAATATTTTAGAAAAGGAAGATGAGGCAATTTGGTTTGCAAATAACAAAACAATAAAGTTCTCTACTGATTTTATGTTTATAGATGATAGAGTAAGTAGAACTGAACATTTAGATTTTTACATACCAGAGATAAGGGATAGCTCCAAAAACTTTTACACATATGACTTTGTAGAAGGTGAAGTGTTCTCAAAAAAAGTAACAGGTAAGAAATTTGAATATTTGTTGTCGTGGTTAGATGAATTTTGGAAACCAATAACTATTGGAGATGAAGAGCATGAATTATTTTTTGATGATTGTTTAAAATTTTATAGAGATAAAACTGTTAATAGGATAGAATTGTATTACCGTAAGTTTTACAATAACGATTTTGGTGAAATGATAAATGATAATAAATTTCCACGACTTAGTAATATATTGGGTGACTTAAAATGGGATTGGATAGCTGATGGTGAACCTACTAGATTTCATGGAGACTTACACTTTGAAAATATATTAGTGAATAAAACTAATGATGGATTACCATTTTCACTTTTAGATTGGAGACAAAACTTTGGCCGTAGTTATGTGTATGGTGATATATACTATGATTTGGCTAAACTACATCATGGTTTAATAATATCACACGATTTTATTAACCAAAACTTTTATCACTACAGCAGGGATATGAATAATGTTTACTATGACTTTCATAGAAAGAACACAAACATAGAGTGTGAAAAAATATTACAGAATTATGTAGAGACACATGATTTGGACTGGAAGAAGGTAAAGATAATTACTGCTTTGATATTTCTAAACATAGCTGGATTACATCATTATCCTTATTGTCATCTTCTATATTATTTAGGTAGAGTGATGTTAACGGAGGAAGTAAAATGAAGTATTGGATAGGCCCAATGAGTAAAAATGTCGTAGATGCAGTAATTGAATTCGATGGTAATTTTGGATTCATTCCATCACGGAGGCAAGTTGATTACGATGGTGGATATGTGAACAATTGGACATCAGTTGAGTTTGCCAAATATGTTGGTGGTAGAGTTCCAATAGAAAGAGATCATGGTGGTATTGGACAAGGTTATGAATATGATGATGGTTATATATCTTACGCTGAGGATTCAAAATGTTTTGATATTATTCATGTAGATCCGTGGAAAATTTTCTCAGATTTTGATGATGGTCTTAAAGAAACTATTAATAATATAGAATTTATCTATGATTCGTTAGGCAATATGGCTAATTACGATATAAAATTTGAGGTGGGTACAGAAGAGTCAATTAGAAGATTTGAAGTTGAAGATTTAGAAAAATTATTGGGTGGTTTAGAGAAGAAATTATACCCACCTATGTTCGAGAGTATTGAGTATGCAGTTGTTCAATCAGGTGTTGGTTTGGATTTAGGAAAACAAACCAATACAGGTACTTTTAATTCAGAGAGATTAGAGAAAATGGTAAGTGTTTGTAAAAAGTTTGGTAAAAAATCTAAAGAGCATAATGGGGATTACTTATCTAGTTTAGAATATAAGGATAGGTTTGACTTAGGATTAGATTCGATTAATATAGCACCTGAATTTGGTCAGTTGGAAACATTATGTTATTTAAATGAAATGGGAGATGATATTGAGGACTATTATCAGATTTGCTATGACTCTAAGAGATGGGAGAAGTGGGTTGATAAAGATTTCACACCAAAAAAGAATAAGAAAGAGTTGATAAAAATATGCGGACATTATGTGTTTTCTGATAAAAGGTTTTTGGAGATTAAACCAAATATAGATGATAAAATTAAAAGTGTTATTACACATAAATTGGAAGAATTGGTATGAAGAATTTAGTATTTATGATGGATATTGATATTAAAGGCGATGGTAGATATGCAAGCAGTAGAAGAGCTGCTTACAAATATTCAATAGACAGTTGGAAAAAGTGGTGTGATAGGAATGATTGTGAATTGTTCGTATTGAATGATTTGATTTTAGATAATGACAAAATGGGTATTTGTTGGCAGAGATACTACTTGTTCGATATACTAGAAGCTAATGATGTTAAGTACGACCAAGTTCTTATGGTGGATGCTGATACAATAGTTCATCCTGATTGTCCTAATTTTTTTGAGATGACAGATGGTAAATTATGTGGTGCGAGATTTGATGGTAGTTGGGATTGGGTGTTAAGAGGACTTGAAAATTATTCTAAATATATTTTTGATGGATATATGATGCCTTGGTATGACTATTTTGATTGTGGATTTATTATAGTTAACGAAAAACACAAACAGTTTTTTCAAGATATCATAAATTTTTACTTTACTTATCAGGATAATTTGATTAAGTTACAGCAAACTTTTTTCAATGGAACAGACCAAACACCAGTCAATATTTTAGTTCATAAAAACAATATAGATTTGAAATTGTTACCATACGAATTTAATATGAATGATATGAACAGAAAAGAGATACTAGCAGATGATTTATTATTTACAAAATGTGGTTGGATATACCAATATAATGCGATACCAGATAATAAAGATAACCAACTTACAAATTATTTTATGGAAAAAACATATAAACATTTTTATGGTGAGTTAAGATGAACCCGTTTTCATACACAGAGTATAGAAATATAATTACGATGGTAAGTCAACATTTACCAATAAAAGACTTTAAAGATGTTTTAGACTATAACCTTAATAAGTTTTGTGTAATAAGACATGATATAGAATTTTCAATAGATAGGTCTTTGATATTGGCTCGAATAGAGAAGGAGTTAGATATAACTTCCACATACACGGTTCAGTTACGGAATAATACTTACAACGCCTTATCACAAAAGAATATTGAATCTGTGCAAGAAATCAAAGAACTTGGACATCAAATAGGATTACATCAAAATCCACCAAAAATGAGTGATAAAGAATTAGTTAAATATATACAGAAAGATATTGAAACATTAGAACATTATTATGGTTTTGAAGTTGATAGATTTGCATTTCATAGGTGTGGGAGTAACCCACAATTGTTAGAAAAGTATGTTGAAGTACCCGATAAAATTAACTGTTATGCTAAAGAGTTTTTTCATTACTTTGAGGGTAACAAACCTGAAGATTTTAGAGTTCATTACTTAGCTGACTCAAATCATAAATGGAAATATGGACATCCTTTACATATAGATTATTCGGAGTATCCATTTAGAATGCAGTTGTTAACACATCCATATTCTTGGTCTGATAATGGATATACTAATATGCCAAATTTTAATAGACTAATAAAAGAAAGAAATAATGAATTAGTCACTGATATGAATACTGAAACAAATACATTTCCACAGGAGTTGTTATGAAATTGAATAATACGTTTGCCATTGGGTGCTTAATACAATGGTACGAGATAGAACTAATTGAGGAATATTTACAAAGTGTTAAAAACGCGGTTGATGTTGTAGACAATAAAGAAAATGTAATTATTGATTTATATTTTAATTGTAGTCAAGAGTTAGAAAAAGTTGACGAAGGACAAATGACTATATCTGATATTAAACACAAATATAGAGATATTATTAAAAAACTATTTGGTGATTTAGAGTATGGTGGATATAACTTGAAACCATATATGAATGAAGTTAGTAACTCTATGTATACGATAGCTGATTATCGTAGAGATTTTAATGATAAATATTGCACAGAGGTAGATGTTCTAATGTGGGGTGAAAGTGATTCGTTAATACCGAGACAAACATTTCAAATATTAGATAACTTACATACTTCAGTAAAAGAAAATACACCAAAGTATGTTTCTTTCTTTGGAACTTGCAAGATGTGGGATGAAAGTTGGCTACCTATAGAGCATACTGAATTTACTGATAAACCATTTGTAGATGGTGATACTGAAAACTGGTGGAGTTTACGATACAATATGAGCATTGATGAGATGAATTCTTTCAATGATAAAATAGAAGATTTGGATATAAGGTCTATAAATCAATATAAATTTAATGGGTGTGGATTAGTAATCTCATCAGATTTAGTAAAGTCTGGTGTCAACATACCAAAGTCATCATTTTTTATACATGAAGATACAGCTTTTATGTTACAGTTACAACAAATGTTTCAAGGTAGTATACCACAGTATGTTGTAAAAAATATATTATTAGTTCATAATAGAAAACACAAAAAGAAACGTTCTTATATTCAAGGTGAATTAAAATCAGATGATGTAAGTGGTGGTCGATTACGGCATGATTGGTATAAAAAGGCTAGTGATATGTCTCATCATAATTGTTACAATATGTTCAATCAATCAAAAACATACAATTGGAATGATGTGTTTGGTGATGTCTAATCTACTTAACATTTTTAAAAAAGAAAAAAAAACTAAAGTAAAAGTGGTAAATGTGAAAAATCCATTAACAGACCATATCAAAAATAAAATAGGTAAATATCAAGTGATATTTTCAGAAAGCAAAAAGTTTATTTGGTTTAAAAATGCCAAAGTCGCTGGAACATCAATGTATAGAGGTATAATGAGGCGGGAGATTAGTGATTTAATCTCATACAAAGAACAACCAACTGAATTTAACAAATGGTGGAATAGTTTAACGGATAGAAAATTAAAAAAATATTTTAAGTTTACTTTCGTTAGAAATCCGTTTGACAGATTGTTATCAGCTTTTACTCATATTATATTAGAGGGAACTGTAATGCCCGATTATCATAACAACATGCGATTAATAGAGGTTGGTACTGAAAATGATAGAATGATTGATGAACAAGGAGTTTTAGATACGAGTTTCGACCACGTATATTTGCTATTCAGTTTATTTGTAATGAGAGTTTTACCAGACTATGATATTAATGAAAAGTCAGTTCATTGGATGCCACAATATCTCTTGACAGAGTGTGATGGTAAGTCGATTGTTGATTTCATAGGTAAGTATGAAAACTTAAATAATGATTGGAGATACGTTGCAAATAAGATACAAGTAAGCACTATGTTACCATTTATATCATCATCAAGAACACAAAAAGTTACGAATAAAACAAGAAAAGAATTACATAAAGTTCATTGGAAAGGATATTATTTTTCTAATGAAATAATATCTAGAATACTAAATTATTATCCTGAAGATTTTGATTTATTGGGATATCGACCAATCGCTGTAGCACTACAACAAAGAATAAAAGTAAGAAAGGATTTTTTAGATGCAAAACAGAATAATAGCTAAAAATACAGACATACACCCATCTGTTAAAATTGGTAAAAATGTAAACATAGAATGTGAAAGTATAAAACTAGGTGAGTTTTGTGTTATAGGTGACAACGTAACAATATCATGTCGTAGTTTTGAAGCTGATAGCTGGTTGTTTATGTGGGATGGTGTTGAGGTTGGCAGAGGTGGATGTAACGGCCCTAATTCAAATGTTAAAATTGGTAAGGGGGTGGGTATATTTGAGAATACTGTCATTAACCCATCCGATACTATAGAGATAGGAGACAACTGTGGTATAGGTGCTGATGTGATGATTTGGACTCACGGTGCTTGGTTAGATACTACACAAGGATTTCCAGCGGATTTTGGTCCAGTAAAAATTGGAGATAATGTTTGGCTTCCAGCTAGAAGTATTGTGTTACCAAATGTAACTATTGGTAATGATGTAGTTATAGGAATCAATTCAATTATTAATAGAAGTCTACCAGATGGGTGTTTTGCAGCTGGTTCACCTTGTAAAGTTATTAAAGAAAATGTATATCCAAAAAAACTTAACTATGAAGAGCTTAACAAACTTGTGTGGGAAATAATTTATGATTGGACTGAACTAATAAGGTATAAAGGGGAGTGGGAGTTCACAGTTGAGTATAAAAAGAATAGTGATGAAATATTTTTTAATTACAAAAATCAAGATACTATTTATAATATAATAGATAAAACTATGAAAGGTGCAGTCAATCCAGTTTCAGAAGATTTTAGAGATTATTTAAGAAGAAGAGGTATTAAAATATATACTGATAGGTTTTTTAAGTCGATATGAAATTTTTAAATTTAAATAAAGTCCTTTGTTTATCAGCTCATCCTGATGATACAGAATATGGTATGTTAGGTTCTATGGCCACATATAGAGAAACTCAATTTGACGTTCTTGTTTTGTCAGATGGTGGAGATTTTGATGAAACCACTGGTAAGGATAGAACTAAAGAGTGTATGTATATTTGGGATTGGTTTGAGAACGTGAATGGTGAATTTTCAGAACAATCTCATGTAAAATCTGAATCAGAAGATTTTTGGGTAAATCATATTGAAAATAAATATGACATCAGTTCTTATGGTGCAATTTGTACTTTACCAAAACACGATTCACATTTTGAACATAGAATGGTTAATCATATATCTTACGCGTTGTTAAGGGGAAAAGATGTTGGTCTTATAACATATAGAGCACCATCGACATTAGAAGAATGGATTCCAAATTACTATGTTAATGTTAACTCTGTAATAACAAATAAGGTAGGATTACTGAGAGAAGGATTTGTTTCACAAAAAGATAAATTATATTTTCAAGAACAAAGTATAAGAGATTTCCATACCAACTACTTATGTTCAAAAGTTGGTGTTGGTTATGTAGAACAGTTTAGAATAGAAAGGCTCTTTGGATGAACATAGGATTTTTTTCAGAGGCTGGTTATGAGGGTAAAGTACCAAGAAACCATCCTAATATGAGAACAGATGTTGCTTGGGTTTGTGCTTTGGGTGCTACACACCATCCATTGTCTAAGATACAAACACTACCTGACAATTTATATGATGTAGGTGTAATGATATTACCAAAGAAAAGAGAGATGTTACTAAACTATCCATTGTTAGAACAATATCGTAGAGTATGTAGAAAAGTAACCATAATGCAGGAAAGTTATTATAATTACTGGCAAGATAGTCCTATCGCAGAACAGATTTGGTATTTCAATTTTATAACAGAAATGGATTTGATATTTTGTCACAATGATATTGATTTGACATATTATAATGGATTAACTAATGTTAGGACAGAACTACTACCATCTGTTATGATTACTGATGACATTGTTTCTAGGAGTGAATGGGGTAATGGAACTATACTCGGTGGTAATTGGGTTTGGGCTTATGGTGGATTTGATTCATATCAAGTCGCTTTAGAGTTGGATAATCCTATAACAGCGGTGACAACTGGTAGAATGAAATCAGAAGAGAAAGAGGTATTAAATCACATACCATGGGTTATGTGGAGAGAGTGGATAGATATCCTATCACAATTTAATGTTGGTATTCAGTTGGGAACAGCTTCTGCTGGTACATTCAATCTTAATTGTAGTTTTCACGGAATACCTTGTATTGGTTACTCTAATGTTAACACTCAAAACATACTACATCCATTAACCACTGTTGATGTTGGTGAGATAGATAAGGCTAAAGAGATTGCAAATAAACTGAAAGATGAAAAGTTTTATAAATTATGTATGGAAACAACCAAAAAAAGATATAACAATTACTATAGTGAGGAAGTTTTTGTCAATCATTGGAATAGTTTATGGAAGGTGTGAAGGTTGCTATCCACCAACCTGAACATTTTCCTTATATGGGTTTTTTTCAAAAAATGGAATATGCAGATGTATTTGTAATACTTGATGATGTACAGTATTCAAAGGGGAATTGGCAAAATAGAAACAGATTTTTAAATAAAAATGATACAGATGAATTTTTTACTATACAAGTAGAAAAAAATGCTTACAAGAAATTAATTAATGAAGTTGAAGTTGTAAATACTAATTGGAAGCATAAAATTGTAAAAAAATTAGAGTACAACTTTGGTATAGATTTTACGGATTTATATTCTTACAAAAAGTTAATAGATATTAATATGGAAAGCATAAATTGGGTTAGGGAAAAATTAGGTATAAAAACACCTATATTTTTGAGTAGTGAGTTAGACATAAACACAAAAAGCACTCAAAGACTAGTTGACATTGTTCGTAGATTTGGAACTGAATACATTAGTGGAGAGGGTGGTAAATTATATTTAAAAGAATCCTTATTTACTGATGTTAAACTATCTTACCATAAACCACGTGTGTTAAATTCATATTCTTCATTATATAACATATGTAATGATTTAACAAGCACATTTACTGAGGATGTTGAAAAATATTACAAAAATAATTTAATATGAGAGAAATCCTAATTATTGGTGGAAATCGATTTGTAGGAAAATTGGTTTCTGAAGATTTATATAAAAAAGGTTATAATGTTAACTTATTGAATCGCTCTGGTAATTCACCAGTTGATTGTAATGTAATTAAGGTAGATAGAAATGAAATTAAAAACATTGATATTTCACCTGAAATTATTATTGATATGTGTGCTTACGATGTAAGTCAGATAGAAAAGCTATTTAGTTCTATAAATACAGATAGGTTGAGTCAGTACATATTAATCAGTAGTATCGCTAGTCAATATTCTTTTTTTGGTGATTATGGTAAAAGAAAAGCAGAGATAGAGTTATTTCTAAGGTTTGAATCAGATATTCCCTCAGTAATTATAAGACCTACTTACATAATAGGAAAAAACGATCCACATAAAAGAATTGATTATTTTTTAGATTCTATAAATAAAAAAGAACCAATTAAATTAGAGGGTTTGGGTGATAAAAATTTATCTTTTGTTTTTGTAGAAGATGTCGCTAACGTGATAATCAAAGTAGTTGAAAAGGGTGTGGTTGGTAAAACATATGATGTCGCTAATGATGAGGTTATTTCTTGTAGGGAGTTAGTCAGATTGTTTTTTAAGATAATGAACAAATCAACACATGTAATGTATACTTTTAATGAAGAATATACTTTCAGAAATAAAGAGTGTGTTTTTTCAAATAAACTAACAAAAAATGATTTAGATGTGAGGTTTGAATCATTGAAGGCGGGGATACTTGAGTATATTATATCCAAGAGCTAAACCATACTTCTCTGAAAAAGATGTTGACGATATATTAGAAGATATAAAAGGCACATTACACTCTGGTAATTTAGTTCAGGGTGAAAAAGTGGAGGAGTTTGAAACTAAGTTTGCTAAAATAGTTGGAACTAAGTACGCAGTCGCTACTAATTCTTGTACTTCAGCTTTAGAATTATCAATAAAATCTTTGGGTATAAAAAATAAAAAAATATTAGTGCCAACTGAAACCTTTGTGGCGACAGGTAACTCTGTTATTTTATCAAATAATACTCCTGTATTTACTGATATAGATAGTTCAACGTTGTGTATGTCGTATGATAATATTTTAGATAGAATGACTACTGATGTCGCTGCAATTATCATAGTTCATATGGGTGGATTCATAACTCCAGACATTTACAAAATTAGGAACTTTTGTGATAGAAGTGGTTTACATTTAATTGAGGATGCCGCACATGCACATGGTGCTAAAATATATAATGAGTATAGAGATAAAAGAATGTGTGCTGGTTCTTTGGGTGATGTTGGTTGTTTTTCTTTTTACCCAACAAAGATAATGACAACTGGTGAGGGTGGTATGATTACCACTAATTCATACGATGTTATGTCAATGGCCAAAACATTAAGAAATCACGGTGGTGATGGTAGATTAGGACTATACTCAGCTTCAAATGATAGAATGAATGAAATATCAGCGATATTGGGGTTATATCAGTTAAAAAGACTTGAGGATTTTGTTGAAAAACGTAATCACATATCAAATATGTATAGAAAGTTGTTAGATGATATTCCTGAAATAAATTTACTACCAATATATAACGAAATAAAAAATTCATATTGGAACTTTTACCTTATACTTAATAATGTAAACAGAAAAAAATTTATTGATAAAATGTTACAATTTGGAATACAGTTGGGTGACGCATACAATCCACCTTGTCACAAACAACCAGTTTTTGAAAAATATGTTAGTGGTTATGAATTTAAAGTAGCTGATGAAGTTTTACAAAAGCACATTTCACTACCAATGTATACTGAATTAACTGATGAGAATATTGTTTTCATAACAGATAAAATAAAAGAGGTTTTAAATGATTATAGAGAATAAAAAAATAATGGTTATTGGTGGTACTGGTGCATTGGGAACTGCACTTACTGATAGATGGTGTAATGATAATGATATTTTAGTATTTTCTAGAAACGAACATAAGCAAGAGGATATGAAAAGACAATATCCTAATGCACTATACAGAGTAGGAGATGTTAAGGATAAGGGTTCTATACTGAGAACAATGTACGAGTTTAAACCAGAAATTATAGTAAATACCGCAGCTATGAAAACAGTTTGGGTTGCACAAGATAATCCATACGAAACTATACTAACGAATATTGTAGGACACCAATATTTGATTGATTGTATACAAGAATGTCAACATAAAATAGAAACTTTAATGTTCATATCTACCGATAAGGCTTGTAGTCCTGTTAATGTTTATGGTATGAGTAAAGGTATAGCAGAGCAAATGTATGTTAATTTTGCCAAACAACAAACAGATGTAAAAGTCGCTTTGTGTAGATATGGAAATGTTTTGGATTCTACAGGCTCACTCATACCAGTGTTCAAAGATATTGTTCAGAGAGGTGCTAAAAGTTTACCAATAACCAATACTGATATGACTAGATTTTTAATTACGTTGGATGAAGCGATTGATTTGATAGAGTGGTCTTATGAGTCAAAAGATTCACATGGTAAAATAGTGGTTCCTGAATTACCATCGATGAAAATTATAGATTTTGCCAAAGCGATAGCTAAATCACTTGGTAAAGATGATATAGAGTTTCATAAGATACCTATTAGAAGTGGTGAGAAGTTGCATGAAGAAATGATAAGTTCAATAGAATATCAGAGAGTTGTCAGAGCTAATGATAAATATTTAATGATTGGTTACGAAAGACACAATGAGGATTACAACCACACACCACTAAATTCGGAGTTTTATGTAATGGATAGTGATGAAGCGTATAATTTTTTAGTTGAGAAAGGTGTCTTATAGTGAATGAATACACTAAGAGATTAGAGTGTGCTGGTTGTGGAAACGATAGTTTAGAGACAATACTCGATCTTGGAAGTGTGCCTTTTGTTGGTGAGTTTCCAAGTTATGAGGATTTGGATAATCAAACAAGATGGGACTTAAATCTTTTGTTCTGTGATAATTGTAAACTAGTTCAAACAGATTCATTAATTGAACCGAAAGTGGCATTTAAAGATTACCGTTATTTATCATCAGTTAGTTTATCAGAGTATTTTAAACAAGTCGCATTTGACTTAAATGAAGATTACAATATTAAAGATAAAAAAATACTTGAAATTGGTTGTAATGACGGTGTATTGTTAAGTCCACTATCTAAGTTAGGTGCTGATGTGGAGGGGGTAGATCCATCTGAGATACCTTATAAAATAGCAAAAGATAAAGGTTTGAAAGTTTACAATAAATTTTTTAACTATGAAAATTTTAATTCAGATTATTTTATCAGTAGATACGATTTTGTTTTAGCAAATAATTCTTTTGCACATATAATTGATGTTCAAAATGTTATTGAGGGCGTTAGAAATGTTTTAAAGGTTAATGGTTATTTTGTTTTTGAGGTGCATTATTTAAACAGCATAATAGATGGTAAACAATGGGATAATGTTTATCACGAACATATTTTCTACTATTCGATAACAGCTTTGAAAAATATGTTTCAAAAGCATAACATGACTTTAGTTGATTTTGAAGAGATACCAATACATTCAGGCTCTATTAGAGTTACTGTTGCAAATAGGAACACATACTTACCACCAAAGATAATGAAAAGAATGGAATTAGAGTCTAAAAATATAGCTGATATTGATTACTTAAAAAAGTATAGAGTTACCGTAAAAAAGCACATTTCAGACTTTAATAATCAAATTAAAGAGTTAAGTAAAGATTATAAAATAGCTGGTTATGGTGCTTCTGGTAGGGCTGGAATATTTTGTAGTATGACTGGTTTAGATGAAAGTGTTGTAAAGTTCATTGTTGATGAATCACCAGAGAGGTGTGGTAGATATTTATCTGGCACTAAAATACCAATAGTTGAAGTTGATAAATTGAAAAATTCAGATGTGGATATAATAATAATCTTCGCTTGGAATTACTCCAAAATGATAATACAGAAAACTCAATTCAAAAGATATTCTTACTTAGTGGCTTTCCCTAAAGTTCAACTGGTAAGTTCTTACGAGGATTTAAGGGGGTTTGATTCTATATAATGAAAGTATTAGTCTTAGGTCATAATGGTATGTTGGGTAACGCTGTTTGTAAACATCTAAATAGCTGTTCTGGTTTTGAAATTTTAACTATTGATTCGCGATGGTCTACTGAAGATTTTGTTAGGAGCTTGTTGAGTTTTAATGGGGACTATGTAATAAATTGTATTGGTGCGATACCACAGAAAACAACTGATTTTAAGATAAACTATGAGCTACCAATTTGGTTAGATGAAAATGTTAATTGTAGAGTTATACATCAAGATACTGATTCTTGGAAAGAGAAAGATGACTATACTTTGTCTAAAATCAAAGCTTCAAATTACTTAGCTTTACATGGAAGTAGGACTAAAATAATAAAGACTTGTGTTATAGGACATGGTAAGGATAAAGTCAGTCTATTAGATTGGTTTCTAAATAGTAATGATGAGGTCTTTGGATATACTGAATGTTACTGGAATGGTAACACTACTTTACAATGGGCAAAACAATGTGTTGAGTTGATGGTAAATTGGAAAAAATATGCTAAAAATACAACTATGTCTACTGAATGTATATCCAAGTATGACTTACTAAATGTAATTAAAGAGGTTTATGATAAAAAAATAGTTATTCATAAAGACTCTAAGTTAAAAATAAACAGATGTTTACGAGGACAAGTTGAAGTTCCAACAATAAAAAAACAATTACAACAACTAAAGGAATTTTATGGGTAAGGTAATAGATTTACATCCAGAATTTGGATTAGAGTTAGCATTAGGTATAACTTATGCATATTGGTTACATGAAAGGGGTGAATTAAAAAGTGTTCGTACTGTAAGGGGTATGAAACCATTTTACTACTTTTGTGATGATGTAAAAGAGGTATATAATCAAAGAACTATAGATAATGCAGCAGCGGGATTAGATAGTCTACCTAATAATTGGATTCATCATTGTCCTAGAATTAAATCTCCGAATGGTGTATTAGATTATAGTAAATGGTCAGTTCCACCTTACAAAACCTTTTATGATACAGATGCATTTAAGTTTGACAAGCCGATGATTTTTGTGTCTAATAGATATAATGTAGAACATGGAAAACCACCAGCTGGTTATTTTGACATTCCATTTTTATATGATTTGTTTAATTATTTAACAGAAAATGGTTATGGTGTTATTTATAAAAGACCAAAGAATACAGAATTCCCATTAGACCAAAACGAAGCGAATGGGTTAAATATGGGTTTTAGGGATATAGTGGCGGATGTTGAGGGTATTGGTACGATAACCGACTATAAACTAACAGAGTTTTATGAAGATGTTGTTTTAATGGATGATTTAATAAAGTCGAAAGACACTAATATTTACAATGAAAATCAATTGCAAATACTATCCAAAGTAAACGGATTTGTGACAATGGGTGGTGGTGGAAGTCTACTTTGTAGTATGTTTGGAGTTCCAAATATTTCTTATTTCAACGCTGCAGCAGAATGTAAAAGAGATAATTATTTTAATGATGATAATTACTACAGAAAAATGTCAAATCACGAATTCTATCCTATTTTAGATTGTGTTGATGATGTTGAAGAGAGAGGATACAGAGATTATAAAGAATTAATAAAAACCGTTAAGGAAGTTTTCAAAGGAGTAAGATGAGATACATTGTTACAGGTGGGGCTGGTTTTATTGGAAGTAATTTAGTTGACAAATTAATTGAAGATGGTCATGAAGTTATCGTATTTGATAATATATCAAGTGGAAAAGTAGAAAACATAAATCCAAAAGCTAAATTTATGGAAGTTGATATTAGTGAGGATTATTTTGATGAATATTTTTGGAGTCGAGAATGTTTCGATGGTGTAGATACTGTATTTCATACAGCTGCAAAAGCTAGAGTACAACCATCTATTACGGACCCAATTTCTTTCAATAAAACAAATGTGGATGGCACTTTAAATTTATTAAAAATGGCAGTAGACAGTAAAGTTAGAAGATTTGTATATAGTGCATCTTCATCAGCGTATGGTAATACAAACGTATTTCCTACTAATGAAAAAGTTTCCACAAATCCACTGTCACCATATGGTGCACAAAAACTTATGGGTGAAATTTACTGTAAAACATTTGCACAGATATATGATATTGAGACAGTATCACTCAGATATTTTAGTGTTTATGGTGAAAGACAATTATTAGAAGGTGCTTATTGTTTAGTTATGGGTATATTCGCTAACCAAAGACTAAACAACAAACCAATGACAATTAATGGTGATGGGGAGCAATTGAGAGATTTTACTTATGTTGGTGATGTTGTTAGGGCTAACATACTAGCATCACATTCGCATAACGTTGGTAATGGGGAAGTTATTAATATAGGTAATGGTGAGAACAGATCTGTTAATCAGTTAGCAGATATGATAGGGGGTGATAGAGTTTATAAAAATCCAGTTATTGAACCGAAACAAACATTAGCAGATAACTCTTTAGCTTTTAAGTTGTTAGGTTGGAAACCAACTATGGTGATAGAGGATTGGATAAAAAAATATAAGAAGGATATAGGATTAGTATAATGGATAAAGTAATAAGTTTTATACAACCAAGTAGAAATAACCTAAAGTATCTAAAGTGGAGTTACAACTCTATCAGAAAGAATCTAGGATATCGACATGAGATATGCTGGGCTGATGATTTCTCTGATGATGGAACTTGGGAGTGGATGAATGAGATAGTTAAAAAAGACAAAAATGTAAAAATACATCGTAATAAGGGCCCTAAAAGACTTGGACATACCATTTTATATGATACGCTAGTAGATATGGCGACAAATGATATCGTGATGATATACCATGCTGATATGTACGCCTGTCCTAAATTAGATACGGAGATACTTAAACATTTAGAACGGGGTAAGGTAGTAAGTGCCACTCGTATAGAACCACCACTACATCCTGATGGACCAGAAAAAGTTTTACAAGATTTTGGAATAGAACCTGAGGAGTTTGATGAACAAGGATTATTGAATTTTATAAATCAGACTTGGGAAGGAATGCCAGAAGATAAGATTACTAATGGTATATTTGCTCCGTGGGCTATATACAAGGATGACTTTACGAGTATTGGTGGACACGACCCGTTATACGCCCCACAATCAAAAGAGGACTCGGATATATTCAACAGATTTAAATTAGCTGGTTATGAATTAATTCAGACTTGGGAAGGTTATGTTTATCATATGACTTGTAGAGGTTCAAGATTTAAAGATGGGGCACTTAGAAATCCAGCAGGTCAAGTCTTTATGAAAGGTAGAGAATCTTCAGAGTGGTTAGCTCAAAATCTTCGTTCCACGAGAAATTTTATTCGTAAGTGGGGACATATGGTAAAACACGATGAGTTGCTACATCCTGTTATACCACCAAAATATAACATTGGATTTGTAGTAGAGAATTGTGATAATAATATGTTAAAAGAATTAGAACCGTGGTGTAGTAATATCTATGGTGATTGGGTTGGACATAAAGGATTTGGTGTGAATACTTATATAAAAGAGGAACAGCCAAACACTAAATTTGATTTAAAAAAGAGAATACACTCTCAACACCTAAATCCGACAAATGATATTATTGTTAGGTTTGACGCACAAAAGTTAACACCACAAAACTTTCAGATATTGGTGAATTTATCAGAGATATTGCAAGATAGTGGTGAGTTAGGAACTATGCAGTTAGAGATATTTGATTTAGACATTAAATCATTAAAAACTTATGAAAAAGATTTAGTAAAGGTATACAAAAATGGTACAAAAAAAGAAGAGAGTTTACAAGACAACAATAGGAGCGATACCAAAGATAGTTAACAACATAGAGTTCAAAACACTAAATCAAAAGATATTTTACGATATCATTAGTGAAGAGCAAACTCAATTAGTTTTATGTCATGGTATAGCGGGAACTGGTAAAACATATGTATCAATCTATAAGGCATTACAAGATGTACTTAGAAGAGGTACGGGTTATGACAAATTAATAATCATCAATCCAACCGTGGATGTTGGTAATGAGGATAAGTTAGGATATTTACCTGGTGAATTAGACAAAAAGATTCAACAGTATAACGAATCCACATTCACCATATTGGATAAGATAATTGGTAAGGCAAAGGCTGGTAAGATGATTCAAGATGGTAAGATAGAGATTGGTGTGTTAAATTTTTTAAGGGGAACAAACTTAGAGAATTGTTATGTGATATTGGATGAGGCACAGAATGTATCACCGATGCAAATCAAGACGATTATGACAAGAATATCAGATAAATGTAAAATGATTATTCAAGGTGATTTGAGTCAGTGTGACAAGTACAAAGCTAATGGTGTCACTGCTTATGAAAAGAGTGGTTTTTATGATGTTTGGTTCAGATTAAAGGGAGTAGAGGGTGTTAATCATATGGAGTTTGATAGAGGTGATTGTATTAGACACCCACTAGTCAAAAGAATATTAAAAACATATGAAGATGAGCACGAAATAAAATTGTAAAAATGAAAAAAATATTAATTTTGATTTAATGACTTACTATTTATTATTGAAAGGTGATACCGAAAAGGATGTATTATTTGAAACAAATGTTTTAGGAGAAGAAAGTTTTGAGACATTTTATCCGTCAATTGGTTTTATGATATTACAGAGAATATTGAATGATAAGCCAGAAATAATCGAAACCATCAGAATTCTTGATGATAAGAAAAATCCATATACCATAGAAGAGTTTGTTAATAAATTAGAAAAGTGGAAAATAAAAAGTACTTGACTTGTATTACTTTTTGTTGTATATTTAACCGTAATTGGGAGACTACACATGCCGACAGTAAAAGACTGGGAAGATTACATTGATATGGAAGAGGAGCTTCATTTAGAGGAAACTCGTAAAAAGTTCCATCAAAAGAGAAAATCACATAGTAAACAACAATGGGATAAATTAGAAACAAAAACAAACAAAAAAGGTTACAAAAAAAATGGTAAACAACGTGATAAGAAAAATAGTTGGACTAATCACCCTAATAGGATTTAGTCTATTCATTGGATGTGAAGATGAAATAATAATAGCATCTGAGGATATCAGTTCTGAAATAGTGTCTTTTAATGTAAGACTACCAATTGATGAGAATGGATATTATCATCTAGATATGGATGAGAGCAACTGGCAGACTTTACATAGAGTCTCTGGTTCAGTAAATACAATTGATGGAAATCCTGTTGAATTCTTTTGGATTGAATGGGAATCTGATTTATACTGGTATCTTGGTGATACTTTAGGTTACATCATTAACAGAAATTTCAATGATGCTGGAACTTATGTATCAGTAGATACATCATACATGATAGGTTTTAATGGGATGGAAGTACCAACTTCAAATATAATTAGTTACAGCAATGTTGATGGTGAGATAAATAATATGATAGCACCAGTTAGAAGCATGATTGGTGACACTTTAACATTAACTGCAATTTGGTATAATTCAGAGGAGAAGTTTCAAATTGTATTAGATTAGGAGAAAAGATGTGAAATATGTGCTAGTTGATAGGGGAGATAATATTGTAGACAAAACAGAAGTTAGTGGTGATTTAAAAGTAGCCAAAGAGTTTTTTTTAGCCAGAAAACAAATAGATAAGAAAGAGTTCAATAATATTTGGAAGGTAATGACAGAGGAACAATACGATTTACAATTTAAAGCATCACTACAAAACAGACAAATTGAGTGGTGGAAAGAAGATAAAGAAATAGTTGATGATGAGTTGAAGGTTTAAAATGGAAAAATTAATTAAAAAAGTATTAGACAGATATAACACTGGTAGAAATCACATTGGAAATGAGGATTTGGCTAGACTTATTGTCGCTCATATTAAGGTGGGGGTAGATGGTAAAAAGGGTTGGTATCTCAATTTAAATAACAGTGAAGGAGAATATGAAAAAGCTCTAAATATAATACAAGAGTATCAACAATGAGCAAAGAATTAAGTAAGGAACAACAAGACGAACTAAATCAATTGATGGTTCAGATGGCTGAAGAAGCTATTAGTGTAAAGTTGGATTATGAGAAAAATGTTTCTAATTTAGATAGTGGTAGTGTTGTCGTAGTACATCAGAACAGTCCATTATTAGATGATGAAAACGAAAAACTATCAGAGGTAGCTTACAGTATAACTAAGAAGGAGAAGGAAGATGAGTAAATTCAATGATTTTATGTTACAATGGGGTGAGGACAAGTTTATGCATTTTATGGCAGGAGCTGCAGGATTCGCAATAACAGAGTCTTGGATAGTATTAGGTATTCTAGCATTTGGTAAAGAGTTGTATGATAAGTATTTTGCTACGAGTGGATGGAATAATTGGGATGCTTTTGCCACTGTGTTAGGTGGGGTAGTTGCCTTTGTTGGTATATATGTTTGGGATATAATACCATATACGGAATGTGTGATTTAATATGGAATTTTCAATAGTTATGTGGGTGTGGTTTGGTATGATATTAGGTGCTATAGGTGGTGTTAGCATTATGCATATAACAAACACAAATAAAGTATCACGATTAGAGAATGAGATATATGATTTAAGGGTGGTTAGAAAAGCTCTCAAAGAAGAGATAATCAGATTAGAAAGTAAACCTAAACCGACACCACGCAAACGTAGAAAGAGAAATGTCTGATTTAACTGATTTGCACGATTACGAAAATAGACCAAAGAAAAAGAATCCATTTCGTAGTAAACCAATTCCGAAGAGTAGGATAGAGTGGGCTATTAGAAGTACACTATCTATCAGAGCAGCTGCACAACATCTTGGTGTAGCTTATAATACATTTAAGAAATATGCTATAATGTACGACTTGTTTGAGCAAAATAAGAATCAACAAGGTAAGGGTATTACATCCAAAGGTAATACTGGTTGGGGTGTAAAGATACAAGATTTATTTGATGGTAAACATCCTAACTATCCACATTGGAAATTACAAGAGAGAGTAGTTCGAGACGGTTATCTGAAGCAAGAATGTAGTAACTGTGGGTATGACGATTATAGAGAGAATGATATGAGAGGGCCGTATATTATTAATTTTCTTGATGGTGACCATACTAATCACACATTAGATAACTTACATCTGTTGTGCTACAATTGTTTCTTCATAATGAAACCAACAGGTAGAATGTTGACTACACCTAAAAACACTAATTTATTGCGTAAGAAATTAGAGGAAGTTTGGTTAGAAAACGAAGATGAATAATATTTATAAACATGAATCAAAACGATAGAAAACAATTGGAAATAGCTCATCTTAAACTAGATGATATGCGACAAGATATCATTGATTTGAAAAATGATATGGAAAAAGCTCATCAAAAAACGGATGAAAATCTCAGTTTTATTAAGGAGAATATGTTTAATCCACATGAAGGACTATGGGCGGAAACGAAGTTGAATACACAGTATAGAGAGGATAGTAAAAAATGGCGGTATCCGATTGGTGTTGGTTTTATTAGTCTGATTATTAAAAACATATGGGATACTATGACGAGTTAAACAATGGAACAAAATCAGTTATATCTTATAAAAGAGTTAGAAAAAAAAATAAATGATTTAAAGAAAGTAATATCCGATCCGGATGGTTACAATAGTGGATTGGCTAGTGAAGAGAGAGTAAGTAAACTAGAAGTATTGGTTAATGAGATAAAAGAATTCGAGAAACGCATTGATGGACAGGGTTATTTACTAAAGCAATTACTTAATAAGAAAGAGAGAGTCGAGGACATAGAGGAGAGGTTAACGACTCTAGAAAAAAGGTTAGAAGAGGTTTTGGATAAATGAATACATTGAATATAAAATCCTCCGAAATCCTAACGGATTCCGAAGGTAAACCCACCATCCCACATCAAAATATCATGAAGAGTGAATTAAGGGAATCAATCATTAGAAGTCAAGCAATACTAATGATGAGTCGAAATAGTAATAAGAACTACATAATAAAGCGAGTAATGAAACGCTTTATGAGATGTATGAGGGAGTTTTAGTATGATGGAAGCAGTTGCATTTGGATTTAATATGGACTTGATGTGGGTATCGCTTGGTGGCCTAATTATGTTAGAATTCGTTGATTATATAGATAGGAAATTCAAATGAGCATGTTTATCGAATTACTAAAGAAGCTATGTATATTGGGCTTGGTGTTACTACAGTACGGTATTGCAATAATAAATCTAAATCGATTTGGGTTATTTCAAAAGTTCATAGAGCTTGAATTCTATGAAACACAACCCAGTAAAGAAAAACCTCTACGAATGAATGATCCATACGAACCCGACCTATTCGTATAAGAGTACATTCTGAATTGATTTATATTTATTACTAACTTAATGGAGAAGTAAAATGATAAAATGCTGTGAATGTTGTGGGGATTCTTGTAACTGTAATTCCTGTAATTGTTAAGGAGAGGTAAAATGAAAAAAGAATGGATTTATGCTGGAATAGGATGGGTAGTAGGATTTGCATGTGCTGCTATCTGTGCATCTATGGGTATATTAACTT